TACCTTGCCCTTGGTTGCGAAAATCTGTTCCGCCACCTTACGAGTGCCATACTCGGTGAATTCCGCCTTGCAGTTCTCTTCCCGTGACTTGATCGGTCCCAAGACAGCCTTAGCTGACAACCAGCGCAGAGCAGTCGCTTTCGCTTCTGGGGTCAGTTCCATCACCCATTCAGCCTTTTCTTTGCAGCTCGTAGCCTTGGTGGTCTTCTTGCCCGAAGCATTTAGCTGCGACAAAGATGCACGACGAGTTGCGCCTTGCCCTTCAGCAGCAGTCTGACGAAGAGAATCAGCAGCGTTTTCATTGTTGTTAACAGACTTGTTGTTCGCCATTGTAGGCAACCTCAAACATATATCGCAAATCGTTTGGCGAAAATACTGTCCTTTCTCAGCAATAGAGGGGACAGGCCAGCGACTTAACGACAACCAATCCTACCACCGGAGTAGCAGGTTGTACATCAGATTTTTTCTGCTGCACAACCCTACTTCGGCAAAGGAGGGTTCAAATTTTAAAGCTGCCAAAAAATTTTTCCGCTATCAGAACAATGTCTCATGAGGCGTATCATTATCATACTCAAGAGACATATCAGAAACTCGCTTTTGAATCCATTCCAGTCCATGTTCTTTTAATTGTCGCACTCTTTCTTTTGTAACGCCGATTTCTTTACTGATTTGCTCCAAAGTTTTCTTCTCCCTGCCATTTACCCCAAAATAATTTTCCAACACATAAGCTTGGCGAACTCGATCAGTTCCTAAATTTTCCTTAACCATGATGCCGATCAGCTTTTTGATGAGAATTTGTCTTGAATCTTGCTTTCTTTCATCGGCAAGACTGCTTGACTTATGATCTATGAACTCAATACATGATTCATCAATAGATGATGATTTTTCAGATTGTGCCATTTTGCTTTTATGTTCACGGAAGTAATTTTTTTTAACAACCCAAGTTGCATATGTCGAAAATCTGTGCCCATAAGTCCAGTTAAAATAATCGACAGCTTTAATCACATCCACATATGCATCGCTCAATATTGTGTCAGTATCAACCTTTTCTTTGCCAGCTTTGCGATGTCTCATAATTTGTGTCGCCAAACGAAAATTGCAAGTGCTGATTTGATTTCTTATTTCAAAGTAACTTTCAACAAGTTTTTCTGCTTGTTCTACTAGGTTATAATCTGGTTTTTTTATGGCAAATGAATCGATAATCTTTTTTGCACAATACTTAAAGTAATTCATTTTTCTAAAAAGATGTTGCTCTTGTTTAAATGTAAGCAAGGCGGCTTCATAACAAGGATACATTTCTGGATTTATTTTGTTCTTTTTAATTTTACTTATTTTAGCACAACTCTTACTGAAATTCTCATGATCTGGCATGATGTCTAATATTTCCTGCGTCATTTTAGAATCATCAAATGACTCATGATAAAAAAACCGCAGAGGAACTTCTTTAAGCTTCTGTATTCTTGCTTCAATCGTCATCGATATACCTCCAAACTATTGGAAATATATCTGTGTTTTTTTAAATCAACCAAAAAAAAATTATAAAAAATTTATGTAGCCGATTGTATGTTGTTAAGCATACAAGCTAAATTATGTATTTTTTTAATGTGCTTATCATCCGGTCGCTTTGAAAAAAGCAATTTCGTGACTTCAAGAAATTCTTGTTTAAAGCCCTTTTCCATATAAATATCGGCAAGTCTTTCAAGATGATCGTCGGACTCACTCAGTCCAATACACTTTTTTAAACATCCCACAGATTTATCTAAATCTTCATAATTTCTATAAATATCAGACAAATAAATTAAACTTTTATAAAGAGTTATATTTTGTTCTAAAGGGTCATTTGTGTGGGGATCAACAACAAGAGCCATAATGAGTCCTTATTATTCATCTAAATCTGGCAAATCGGGTAAGGCGATTCCTCTGAGTTTAAGTTCTCTTCTCATAAGACTTGTGGCAAGATGCAATAAAGAAACACTATCAGGCGGTGAAAAATTATTGCATTCAATTTTTATTCCTTGCTCATCATCGTCTTTGATGGGAAGCAAAATTATATATGAATTATTCGGTCTACTTCTAAATTGATTTAATAATTGATCATTTGTCGCAAGTTCTAAATCTTCAAGTATATTACTGCGCTTAACGATTTCGTACTGATTTTTCCAAAAAGACCAAAGAAAATAAAATAAAACACAAGACAATGTTATCCCGCAAAAAAACCCCATAAATACTTCCATCAGGTTCTCCTAGACCAGAATGAGCCACAATCTGCACATCCTGTAACGCTTCTCTTAAAAAAATATGCTTGGGCTTGTTTCTTTTCTAAAAGATTAAAAGTATTCTGAAAAATTGGCAACCTCATCAAATGCAAATGCTCAAGTTCAACAATTTTTCTTTCAAACAAATCAAAATCAACGCCTTCTATTTTATCAAGGTTTTGCAAACATATTTCATCAACTTCATACAATTCGCCATATAAGCTCTTTGTTGCTTGGACATTTGACTGTTCGGCTAATTTTTCATCAACCATAGCTGGATAGCCACCATGCGTAAACATACCATAATTTTGTTTAGTCTGTGCTGTCCCCAAATATCTTTGACCGGATAAAGCGCCTTGCCTACTAAATCCGTTTTTTAAAGTACCATAGACAAACAGAAGCATTTAATCCTCATTTCTTTCTTCAAAAACCGATATCAATAAACAAATAATTGTCATGGCAACCATAAAGAATACAAATGAGCCTATATGGAAAAAAACTTCATGAATCGGTATGTCCACTATGCTGCTTCCTTAGTTGGATATTTTTCTACCTTGCAAGATATCGAATTAGCAAAAGCAACAAAAAAGTTCAAAATCAAATCATCAGATGTCGGATTTGCATCGATATATTGTCTTTCGTGTAAATAAGTTTGGCATCCTACAAAACCATTCCAAAAATCATGGGTTCCCAAAATATATTCGCTTGATAAAAATCCACCATGTTTTTGGCGAATGGATTCATTGAGAGATTGAATCATCGCTGCACGATCATAAAGATTTACTACGCTTGATGTGAGATATTCAGCACCAAAATCTGAAATACCACAGACCAGATCAACATTTGCTTCGATGTCAGCCCTAGGCAAAATTACAGGATTTGTCCAAAGACACCTTTGGCCTTTTTGCAATTTCTGAAGCAAAGTATAATAAAAATTATATTTTATATTGAATTTATATTCAACAGGCAGATAAGTAAAGCCAAGCTCATTTATCTTCTCAACCGATTGGCTAGGAAGATCGTTACCGACAATAATCGCCTCAAGCGATTCAGATTTGGCATGTCTGATCCAGTTTAAACCATATTTGTCCCAAGCAGTCTGATCAAATCCAGTAGCAACGATGTAATTCATTTTACCTCTTCTCCGCACTCGTAAATGTCACAACACTCTAATTCATCAAGGCAATTGAATTCCGTGTTGTCGATCACTTTCAAAAACCTTTTATGATGATGCCCAAAAAACCAAACTTTGGGCTTATGTTCATCTAACATTGCTTGCAGCAATTTTGCAGTAAAACTTGGCTTAACAAAATAACTGTCAAAATTTGAAACATAATTTATTACAGATTCAGGACATTCATGTGATACTACGAAATCAGGCTCGACTCGTTTGTATAATTCAATTGCCTTATTTGCTTGTTCATAAGACAATTCTTCTTCTGACCAGTAATCAACACCAAGCACACGGCTGGCAGCATCGATACTTCTGCCCCCACGAACAAAAAATATATCACCTATGTTAGGCACTTGAATAACACCATAATCTCCGAGAAAATGCTTGGTTTGATTGATAAAAACGCCATCCCTCTGTTCATAATTATCATGGTTGCCAGCTAAAACTTTATGAATATTGGAAGAAAAATTGTTTTCTAGCAAAGAATAATCAAACCCTAAATCTCCCAATTGAATAGAAAACTCCGCTTTTTCTGCGAGAGATTTATATTTTTTTATATTTCCATGTACATCGCCTATGATTCTTAAGTTTGGTTTCACATCAAAATCCTTTATAATACAAGAGTTACGCAGCCTTATTTTTTGTCCAAACTGGCTTTTCACCTTTTACTACTTCTTTAGAAACAATTACATTCTCGCCTTTATGCTCAGATAAATCAAACATTATATCGATCATAAATTGTTCCATGACACTTTTTAAGGCTCTAGCACCCGTGCCTTTTTCCAAGGCTATTTCTGCGATTGTTTCCAAAGCCTCTTTGGTAAACATAAGTTTTACATCGTCAACATAACACATCTTCTGATATTGTTTAACTAAAGCATCTTTAGGCTCTGTTAAAATCTTTATCATGGCTTCTTTGTCAAGAGCTTTGAGAGGACTTATTACAGGAAGTCTTCCAACAAACTCAGGTATCATCCCATACTCAATCAAATCTTGTTCCGTGACATTTGCGAGAATCCATTCATCTTCATCAATAGAAGAGCTTGAAAATCCCATCGTTTGCTTACCAATTCGTTTTTTGATAATTTCATCTAATCCAACAAACGCTCCACCACAAATAAACAAAATATTCGTGGTATCAACTTGAATGAATTGTTGTTCGGGATGCTTGCGTCCACCACCGGGAGGAACATTACAAACAGTACCTTCAATCATTTTTAGAAGTGATTGCTGAACACCTTCGCCAGATACATCACGGGTAATCGATACATTATGATTTGTCTTTCCAATCTTATCTATTTCATCAATAAAGATAATGCCAGTTTGTGCCAATTCGACTTCAAAATCTGCTTCTCTAAGCAATTTAAGAACCAAGTTTTCAACATCTTCGCCGACATATCCTGCTTCGGTCAGAGTGGTAGCATCACCAATAGCAAATGGGACTTGAAGAATTTGCGCTAATCCTCTGGCAAGTAAAGTCTTGCCAGAGCCAGTTGGCCCAATCAATAAAATATTGCTTTTTTCGAGTGACACATCGGTAAAAGGATTGTCGCTTTCGTAATCAAAGTCATTCTTATTACTTAAATCTTGCAATCTTTTGTAATGATTTACGACAGCGACAGCCAATGCCTTTTTTGCTGCATCTTGTCCAATAATTGAACGATCAAGTATTTCAACAATTTGTCGAGGACTAGGGATGCTGGTGGGCAAAAAATCCACCTGTGGCGTTTTACTTTTTTGAATAATCATGTTTCTTAAAGAATCAATACAAGTTGAGCAGATATATGGGCGTGTTCCTATTGGCCTACCATTCATTTCCTTCTCAGCAACTGGACCTTCAACTAAAAGTTCAACATCGCTGCTTGATTTGCCACAGTAATCACACAGACGAGATTTACGATTCTTAGGCATAATTGACTCCTCTGTATAATCTTACCACCAAAAGTGAGAACTTGAAATATGTATTCTGGAAAAAAAAGAAAGGCACCCCATAAAGGGGTGCCTTAAATTTAATTTTCAACAAAAATCAGTCTTGTTCAACACCGATGAAACGATAAGAACCTTCCTGACGATCACGCTCGAAAACGCCCTTTTTGCAAAGCTTGTAAAGGCTCTGGTAGATCATGTAGCCGGGGTCTTCGCTCTTGGACTTATAACCAGCTTGGTCTACGAGTTGACTGATTTCAGCAATCGTAAGAGGACCAGAGCTTTGACTTCCAATGCTTATGAGAAGAGAGGGCAAGGTCATAGACTTTGCAGCAGCAGCAGCATGAGCATTGCTATGAGTTTGATTTTGAGTTTGGCGAGGAGGACGACCCCTGCGCTTAGGTGCGTCAGCGATTTCGGTTGCCGTGGCAACGATATGATGATCGGTTTCGCCGTGCTCATTTTCTAAAGCGACCAGTTCTTCCAACAAACGAATACGCTTCTCAAGTTTGGCTACTTCACTACGAGAAGAAGCTAATTCAACATGAAACTGGTTAGACATGACGGAGCTCCTAAAGGCTCTTATTTAAATCATGCCATCGAGCCAATCGGCATGACACAACTTTCGGAACATCTATTTATTATCCCGTTTAAATTCTGATGTAAACCATATGCAAAGAAAAAATCCTTTAATCGGTGAAAAAATTGTTACCGAACTAACTTAATACAAGGTACAGCTTGGCTCAAGGATTCAGGCAACGAAAGGAAGTAACAATGCTCGTACTCAGTAGAAAAAAGGATGAAACCATCATTTTGAAGGTTCCCGGCATTGAAGAGGACATCAAAATCACGGTTGTAAGAATTGACAATCGTAATAAAGTCCGATTAGGGATTGAGGCAAATAAAAAGGTTACAGTTTTACGATCAGAACTTGATAGGGGCGAATCCTTGGAAATTGACAGCCGTGCTCCTATCGGTCAAATTTCAGCAGAAACAGCTTGAATTTAAATAAAATACAATAAAGCCCAACCACGCTAATTCGTGGCTTTATTCGTATTTTATGTAAGATTTATTTGCAACACCTAATTTTTTCAATAATGCGATAAAATCTTGGTGTGAATAGTTATGTTCATTTACAAATGTATATACTAAAATAGCAAATTCATCGTCTATTTTTAAATGGTGTTTAAGCTGTTCTAATGAAAAATGATTTTTCCTTACCAACCAAGATGCAGACAACAATTGATGCAAATCAGAAGATTCTACAAGTTGATTGCATTTTGCACATTGAGTTAAACCATCTTTAAGCTCATGGTGCAAATCAGAACCGCAATGTGGACAAACTAGTATCATCTTCCACTATTTATGTATCTAAAATAAAAAACCCAAGGCTATTGCCTTGGGTTTTTTTGCAAATCACGACAAAATCAGTTTGATCCGTAGTGTCTTTTCAAAGTTGATTCCAAATCACCAATATTTTGCGCTAGATTCTCGTTGATTACACGAAGAAGTAATCTAAGAGAATCAATCTGCGCTGTAAAACTATTGTCTGGACAGCGACCATTTTTCCTGATCAGATCAGTAAGATATGTCCTCATTTCTTCCAACAGTTGAGTGTTGGTGTCATTAGTGCGAGGAGTGCGTGGGGTGCTATTTCTGCGACGAGTCGTTCCAGTTACTTCTTCTGTAGCACGAAGAACTTGCTTGCTTGTAGTTTGAGGACGAAGACGCTCTCTTCGTCTTTTCATCGTGTTAATTTCTGCCCTTGTTTCAGCTACCTCCTGTGCTGCTTCTTGCTGTGCTTCAGGTGTGTTTGCCAAAACAGTATTTGCTTCGGCAATTTCTTGTCGTTCAACAGCAGATTCGATTATATTTTCTAATCGTGTTGCTCTGCGCTCAAAAACATCCTGAGCAGCATTATTTGCAGCTTCACGGACTTCGTCCCTTACGGCTGGATCAACCTTAGACAAGTTGACAGCAGAACCTCGGTCAATTCTACCCTCTAACAAGTCTGCTAAGGTATTAGCATCAAGACTCAAAATCAACCTATCTGTTTCAGCAAGCCATCGACGATCTTGCTGTAAAATTTCTATGATCTTATCATCGGTTGCATCAGCCTGACGCAACTTAATAACCTCTGCAATCTCATGCCCGTCAGTCAAATTTATTCTATTTTTGTTTTCTGCCCAGCTTAAAGCAAGAGCATCAAGATCATCATCACATGAGTAAATTTGACATGGAACCATAGCATATGCAATATCTGCTGTGGTTGTACTATTGTTGATTTGTCCAACAACAGCTTGACGAGGGTCTTTTACAGTTTCTTTTTTGCGAATTAAAAAGTCTAGCGCCCTGAAGCGGCGTTCTCCTCCGACGATAACAGGGTGATAACAATCATCTTGTTCATCATAAACCCATCGGCACACTAATGGATTAAGAAGGGTATTCTTTTTAATGCTTTCACGCAAATCAGCACTAAGTTTCCTGTCAAGCAAATCAGCTTGACCACGCTCAATCAATGTTCGTGGATTACGGAAGCAATATCGACCTTCAGTTTCTTCATCGTCAGGCGTTCTAATGGCATCAAAAGGAATCATGTACATATTGTTGTAAAGATGTACACATCCGTTGGCAATCTTGGAATCAACTTCTTCATTTCGGCGAGACATAACACCCTCCTTGATGGGGATTAAAGAACAACCAAAATTACAACGACACAAAATTCATGTCAAGGGAATTCAAAATTCATATCCCTTATTTTGAGAAAAAGGCTTACGGCATCGAATCAAACTTGCCGTCTCATATTCTTTATGTCCAAAATTATCCAAGCCACTTGTTTTCTTCCGCAAAACCAATCCTTCGATTTGATTGCTTGGCAAAGATTCTAAAAACCTTTCTTTGAAATTAGAAAAAAAAGTTTCCGCCATCCAGAACCTTTTACTTATTTGAAGAGCAATTCCCGAATCACATTTTTGAGTTGGATTCCGACAAATTTCATTAAGCATTTCAATTCGATTGACCTGATTAGGATTGCCAAATAAGTATCTACCTGCCTGTAAAACATCATAAAAAACTATTTCATTTGTTGCATTTTCATTCTTATTCATCAACTCGCCGTCAAGCCAATACTCTTTGCTATCTTCTAATTTAATTGAAGATAAAAGTTCATCAATCATACCTTTGGTGAAAGAGAAACGGGCAAATTGACCGGCGTGTCGGTTTCCAATAGTTACATACCTATCTTTAGATATATGAATTACACATCTGCTGCCATTAAATTTTCTCTGTGCAATCCAGTTGCCCGAACTTTCATAATGAGAAAGGTCAGAAGGCAACATTTTACCCTTGGGTCGTGGCGGGAATATAATTTTAATGCTCATGTAATTTTGTACCACGGGAATCAGACATGGAAGAAAAAAATTTCATTCCCAAAGAGAAACTACAAAAAGAATTTGATGAGTATCGTAGATTTGCTTATAGCAAAAACTTAATTGGCGTAGCAATAACTTTAATTCTTGCTAATTCTATGCAAAAGTTTGTTACGACTATATCAGAAACAGTATTCATGCCTATAGCAAATTATCTAGTTTCTTCAACGCATGGAGACTGGCGGCTACTGATTTTTACCCCAATTAAAGGCATGGACATAGAAATTGGCAAATTTGCCTCTGGTTTTTTAGAATTTACTATCATAACTATTTGCCTTTATGTAATTTACAGTAAGATAATCAAAAAGATTAGTCCCGAATTTGATCTGGATAAAAAATGAGATTTCAAGAATTCATCAAGCAAATAAAACACAAATACACCTTGGAAGAATTTGGGAATGTAAAAATATTACGAACCACTAATCCAAAAACAGTCATTGTTGACGGCATAAAAATAGAAATACCGAATGATTCATCTTATTATTTTGAAAATGATGAGCTTCAATCCGCTGTTGAGGCAGAATCTCCTGACATCGAATCAATTAAGAATGTCATGCAAACAAATAAAAATTTTGAAGTAGAAAATGGCACATGGATTAGAAAAAAAATCTAATCCGGCAAATCAGAAACACAAAGATAATCTGAGCCACATGTTTTGCACATGGCATCAGGATGTTCCATTCCCGCTCCATTTGGTCTTCTACCAGAACGAATGCTGTTATGTGGATCAGGACATTGACATTGATATTTCAAGAAAAATGTCTTTGAAGGCGGATTTTTGATGATTGCATCATGCAGGTCTTTGACTTGGTTTTTAAATTCTTGAACATTGTAATTAACATTTGATAAGACATCCAACAAAGAACAATTGCGATTTACATTTGGAGATTTGACAGCGATGCAATTTGTTGCATTTCGTGGCGAGATAGGACTGATAATTGACCAACCTTGAGACTTGTGTTTGATAACAAAAAACCCTAAATTCAAGGCCATTTTTAAGAAATCTTTTTTATGATATTGATTGATCCCTAAATCATCAAGACCCGCTTGATGACTTTTAATATGAATCATTTCATGGATGATCGAAATAAAAAATTCATATGCATTTAGCGATAAAAATTCAGCACCGATGATTATGTTGCTCTTATCCCAGCGAAGAGGAAACTTTTTATTTATATCAAATATAAATTCTTGTCGAGGCAATTCATTATTGAACAAAGAATTATTGAAGTAACTGTAAATTACCTCAAACTGTTTCATCGATTTCTTCTCCAGCGATGACTACAGGTTCTTCTTTGATCTCAACAACCTTGAGATTACAATTGCGACAGATCATGTTCAAGTGTTCATCAAAAAAATAACCACGATCTGTCGCAATTTGTTTATTACAATGCGGACAAACTCTAGGATTTAACATATGGCTTACCAGATTTAATATCGTTGTAAATTTTGTCTCTATGAACAGCAACTTCTCTAGGTGCAGATATTCCAAGTTTAACTTTACCATTACCAAGATCAACAATCATAACACGAATATCATCACCTATCATAATACCTTCGTCAAGTTTGCAACTGAGTACAAGCATTTCAACAATCCTTGTTGGGTAAAATGTGAGGACAAATGAACTTACCACAACAAACTACTATGTCAATGCCAACAAAAAAACCGCCCCGAAAGGCGGTTTAATTTTGATCTTGTGCAAATTTATTAGAAAAGTCTTTGGATACAAACTGTGATTGCTGGCAAATATGCGCCTGATGTTCCGCTACAAATACCTAGACCTTGTTGTATGTTAGTACATTGTGCTGTATAATATTTCCAAGTCGTAGTTGAAATAATTGGGTTGTTAAATTCATCAACCATACCAGTATTGCATCTCATAATTACCTCCTTGTGGTAAGATGCTACATATTATATATTATTTTGCCAAAGGTTTTTGAATACTCAATAAAAAGTCATCGTGTATTTTGTTCATCAAATCCTGTGCTTTTTTAATTTTATCAAGCTTTGCAAGCGTCCCCCTGCCTTCATGCTGCACCCAGCTTTTCCCGCAAACACCTTGAAAAAATCCATTCTTTTTCATTCTCCAAGCAAACTCTTCAGCTTCGGTTCCTGCATAAGGACATTCCAAAAACAAGCCAACCTTGGCAAAAAGCTGTCGATGAGCCAGAGAGCAGTACATTGGCAAAAATCCCTCAGTCAATACTTTGTCTTCATTTCTTTCACCATGCTTGCCTTTCAGAAATTGTTCAGCAACAAGAGGATTATCCGTCATAGGGGAAATCATCTTAATTCCCTTGGTTTTCATTTCTGTTAAAGTTAAACCCAAATTGAAAAGCCAATTCAAATCTTGTACACGCACATCAGAATGCATAATTGCAACAAACGGAATCTTTGCGTTGAATGGAGTCTTGAGCGCCGTATTAACCGCTGCTCCAAAGCCCTTATTTTTTGCATGACTTAGAAAGCGTAGACCGGGTATTTTTTTAGACTTCAACTGTTGTACGAAATTTTGATTTTTTGACCCATCGTCAACCAAAGTGATCAGATACTTGTTACTTGTCACACTTGAAAATATATCATTTACTAAATTCAGAACTTTTGCGTGTTCATCATAGAACGGTATTATGATCTCCACGGAAGCCATTTGAAAAGGTTTTTTTTCTATTGGATTCATCACAAAAATTTTTTCTTCCATTTTATTCACCTATGCTTTCAATTGCTTGTTTAATACCATCTAACTTGTTGATTTTAACAAAATCAAAACCAAATTCATCAGCAGTCAGTTCCAACAAATCTGTGTCCTTACCAATACCAATAATTTTTATCTTAAAATCATATTCTTTATTCTTGATCCAATTAAAAACATCAGAATAATTTTCATTGAATTTTTTTGTCATAAGCACTAAATGCTTTTCCAAATCTTCTGAACTTTCACCTAAAACCTGAGCGGCTTTTTTAATTTGATCGATTATAGGATATTCGTTGGAATTTTGTTTAAATGAATCAATCTGATAAGTGCTTTCGCTGATTGTTTTTGGTAAAGAAGACACCGATTGAGGCATATAAATTAAGCAATTTTTTGTACTATTCTTTAATTTAGAAATTAAATTTGATTTAATTTTTTCATAAAGCCAAGAACCATCTTGCAGTTTAGCCCTGCCAACATCTATTAAGATAGCAGCAATTGAATTCTTACCAAAGTCAAAGTGATCCATTTTAAATAACCTTTATCAAATGACACGAACTATAATAGAAATATGGAAATACATTCACCAAAAGAATTCATCACACAGATGCATGAAATGATAAAATTCATGCAAAAAATTCACAATCAAGAATATAAAATTGCTGCAAATCCAGAAACAAAAGCAGAACAACTCAAGGATTTCACAGAACTCCGTTTTCTATTGAAAGCTCCTATCTGGCCACAAGCTGTAGATGGGGAGCAAATCCTCGGAAATGATGAAAAAATAGAAAAAGCCCTTGCTGTTCTTGGAAGTTTAATTACTTGCGATATTGAAAATAAATCGATTCTCAGTTTAAATTGTGAAGACGGTGTCTGCTGTTCTTTAACATCAAATAATTTTTACGCCAAAAAATCAGTTGGATATGACACAGTTGAAAATAACTGGTCCTCTTTAAAACAAGATAATGTGATTCTCACGACCAATTGGGATGTTGTGAAAGAAAATGGACCCTATGACATAATTTATGCAAACGACTTATTGGATCACTCAAATGACTTTGATAAAATTCTTGAAAAGATAAAAGAAATCAAAACAGAATCATGTCGAATTTATATTCGTTGCCATCCTTGGGCCAGCAGACACGGAGCACATTTGCATTCACAAATTAACAAAGCTTATGTTCACCTTGTGTTTACAGAGGAAGAACTCCAAAATATGGGATATAAAACCAATAAATTCACACACCGACTGCTCGATCCCATCACTAGTTACAGAAATTTATTCCAAAAATATGGTTATTCAATAATTTCTCAACAACCATTGAGAACTACTGTTGAGCCATTTTTTTATACCAACGAAAGAGTTATGAGAAGAATAAAAGAAAAATGGCAAACAATGTCTGGTTATAGCGATGGGAAAAATTTCCCCCGTGAATTCATGGAAATAGAAGCAGTTGACTTTACGCTAATCTAAAAAATCAGAACAAGATTTGATTGCCTTTTTTTCTTCAACATTAAGATTTAAATCTAATTTTTTCAATGCAGCGTCCAAATCTAGACCAGAATCATAATATTCTTTCATCCTAAACACCTGATCAAGATTTAACTGTAAATTGTCGATTTTTGAAGACCATTCTTCAGGGATCAACTTACATCTGGTTGAATGATCTGGATTGGCAAAATGCCGTGTAAATTTAAAACGACTAGGTCTGTTTTTTAATGCTTCGTCCACCTTGTCTATGTCGTTGACAGTCATGATGAAAACTACTTTTTCATAGCTATTATAAACTCCATCTAATCCATTTAGTATGATATCAAATGTAAACTTGACTGAACTTTTTTCACCCGCACCCATTAAACAAACTCTTTTATCAAAATAATTGTCAAAATCTTCCAATAATACTAAACACTTTTTGGGTATATGAGAAAACAATAGTAAAATGTCGATATTGCTCCACTCTGGGTTGAAAGTAAGGATCATAATTGGCAAACGATGTTTAGTCGATAAATATTTGATAAAAGAAGTCTTTCCGTTCCCCGGTTTGCCATACAACAATGCGCCCGTTTTATTCCTTTTACCCTCAAGAACTTCATTTACTTCAATATCCAAGTCTTGCCACAAAGACTCCTCAATAATTGGTTCAGGAGCAATCTTTTTCAAAGAACCAACTTTGTCCAACCCATAAGGTAAAATAACTTGAACAGGAACTCCATTCGTCCGAAAACTTGTTTCTCTCAATCCTTCACTCAAAAAATCACGAAGTTTTTTATAATTCCATCGCATACAAGTTATGACACTCACATAGTCTTTGCCATGCCAACCAGCCTGCATCAACCTTTCGCCATGTGAAAGACAGAACCAAGGCAATCCCTCTGGGAATAAAAAGGCACTAAAAAGAATAGGATGTCGAGATTCAGAAGTAAGTTCTTCATTCAACACAAACTTTTTGCACGATTTTAGATGATCATACAAAGTTTTGAATGTGTTTGCATCAACACGAATTTCAATTAAAATTACATATTTAATAAACGCCCAAATTCCAACAACAGACGCAAAAAGCGTCAATAATGTAGAAAACATGATTGCCTCTTAGTTGTTTTGATTTTTTTCGAGCCAAGCAACCACTATGTCTGCGTCCGCTCCTTCGACAAAGGTACGATCTTGACCGCCTGTTTTCGTTGAATAAAAGGTGACAATATTTTTGTTACCTTCTGTCTTAACTTCAACACGCACAATGTGTTCCATGTTGATCCATTGAGAAGACAATTTTAACCACATTTTGCAAGACTCCTAAACAATATCGTTTTCAAGTTCAGTTAACCAATAACTTGCGCCAAGGAATGCTTCCCAACTTTTAACACGAATGTCCTCAACAATCAAATTATTTTTTGGCTTATAGGGCTGACGCAATAGCTTCATGCCTGCCTGTTCAGGTGTCCTGCCAGCTTTTGCTGAATTGCAATCAGTACAGGCAACACAAATGTTTTCCCAACAAGTTAAACCGCCTTGGCACCGTGGTATCACATGATCCAAAGAAAGCTCGATAGTATTTTTCTTCATGCCGCAATACTGACATCGATAGTTATCACGCTTGAAAATTGTTCTTCTATTATAATGAATTTTTTGACAAGGCAATTTATCATAACGAGTAAACTGAATAACTTCTGGAATACGGAAAATTGCATTTACAGTTCTCAAACCTTGTTCGCCATCGGCTGGCTTCATTTTTGACCAATCATCCCATGTACACATTCTAAAATCATTCACAGCATCAATAATCCGTGCTTTTGGAGTACCATCTGAATATGTTGAAAATACTTTATTTAAAGCCTTATCTAGCGTTATAATGGCTATGGCTTTCCAAGATTTATTTAAAACAAGTACTTTTTTATTTGCTAACACAAAAACCTCCATTTATCAATATTTAAGATTGCTATCATTTAAATATTTGATAAATCCATAAGGGTCAGTATCAAGCATTCTAAGTACATAATCATTTTTTTCTTGATAATCAACAGGCGTAGAAAAGTATCCTTTTGTTCTATCATTCAATGCTTTAAATATGTCTCTACTTCCTGCTCCGTGATGATAGAAAAAACCTTTATAAATTGCAAAAAACTTTGGATCAATATTAACCAAATTACTTCTTAACAAGGGGTAAAAATTTTTAACATCTAATTCAAGATCGCAATATTCAACACCAATCAAATTTGTTTTTTTTCTATAGCAAAATTTTATATTATTTTTATGAATATTTTTAATATAACAAGCGCACGGATGAGCAAAAGTGTCTAAAAATTCAGTCCTCACTACTGATGCCACACTAAATGACATCATTTCCTTTTCTAATTTTTGTTGCCAATTTTCCATTATGGGAAAACAGTCGCTATCTAAAATCAAAAGGTTTTTAAATTTATTTTGTTGGGCAAATTGCACAATAAAATTCAATCCATCACAATGACCGAATTTTTGTTTTTGAGGATGATGTTCTATAACATCATCTTGATCAAATAATGATAAGTCTGCTCCATTTGCATAAATTACAAATTTGAAATTTTCTGTATTTTTTTTTATGAAATTTTTTTGTAATTTATACCAAAGATTATTATTTATCGATTCACAATAAACCGAACCGATCAATAATCTACTTTCTGATTTTAACATTTAGATATCTTGGTTTTCATCTTCTTCAAAATCTTTACTTTTTCCACCTTGATTAAACGCATCAGTAAAAATTCTGTCCTGCAATTTAGTCACAAGAACAAGTGCTTCACTTCTTTGAAAACCGGCTTCGCACAAGCTGTTGTGATAGGAATACAAAAATGTTGCGAAAATATTTAAAAACGCACCAGCTTGTTCAAACATGGCTATCGCTTTCAAATGTTCATCTTTCATGGATCATCTGCCTTCTAAAAAGTATAAACTTGTATAGTTCTTGCTTCATCCACAAAGCCATTTTGCAAGTGCCCAATTATAGGCAAACCTTGCACATCCACAAGCTTGTAATAGCTTTTGCTCTTGTGTTGCATCTGGTTTAATTTCAATTTTATGTGCTAGTTGCATTACTTTTTAATGATCTAGAGATCATCTCCTAACAAATTATAAACCATTTCTCCACAAAAGAAAGTTTTCAAAACTATATGGATTATTTTGTTCAGAAGTTGGTACGCCGGGAACTGGTTCAAGCAAATTCACATTCACCTGTATATCTTCACTTGGTGCGCTTGGTGTAGCTTCAATTCTGATTTTCGCATAGGTATATGCGCCGCTTGTCCTCCATCCAAGAATGTGTCCCTTTTTACCTGCGTGTGGTCCAGTAGCAACAGTAGCCATATCACCAATTTGTCTGCCTCCCGTTGCAGAACCGCCGACAATTCCTTGCCTTGCTTGTGCTCTAGCCGAAGCTCGTTGTTGTAATCGTTCAATTCGTTCATCCGTGATTTTTTCAACGAATGTTGCATCAATCCCCGCCTGAATAGTGCTTCTCACAACCTTGTATTCCACAACTACTTTGAATGGTACTTCTCCCGGCGTGGTTACATTGAATAAAAAGTATTTTCTCAATGATACAACAACAGCCTCTCTTCCGGCGTTTCTTATACTGTAACCGAAACTTATTCCACGCTGTCTAGCCTCATCCTCTGTAAGGATTTTGATTCGATCTCCCGGTTTCACATGGCTTGGATTGCTGGGGTGATCAATCAATTCTTGCATTTCAGGATCACTAGCTCTTCTCCCAAGCTCTGCCCTTTCCTGATCTCTAGCAGCAGCTCTTTCTAGTCTTGATCTTCTGGCTTGAATGATTTTTTCACGCTCTGCCGCTTCTTTTGCCGCAAGATATTTTCTCTTATTTTCATCAGTAAATTTATGCAACCTGTCAGTAAGCAAATTTACTATGTAAGTCCTTTCGTATGTACTGACAAAATTTGGTTCTAATGATTCTTCAGGAATCAATCTAACTTCTGCTTGCAAACTAGAATTACTAAATCTGGTTTCAGAATTATACGATATATTTGTGATTTCACCAACACTTCCTAAATACTTCGCAGACATGGCTGCTCCCTGAAGACGCATTGACGATGCATTTTCAGGAGATTCATATTGAAAATCATCAGCGTAGGGACGAGCTAAAAGAACTTTATCACCAACCTTAAATTCTTTTGGATTCAAAGTTCTATCATTTAATTTTTCTCTTAAAGCTACTTCTGCATTCTGTTTTCTTGTTTCAACTTCGGATTCCGTTATCTTAGACAATTCATTCAAAGGCACTTTTGCTACAATTGGAGTTGAAAATTTTCTATAAATTTTTACCCTTACAATAATATGTTTAGCCCTTTCTGGGGGAACTCTATTGCCATTGTCATCAATAAAATATGCGTCCTCTGAATTTGGTTCTTCATCAGTTGATTCCATAGGCAAAACTTGACCATAAATCATATCATTTATATCGCTGTCATTTAAATGGTGATTTAACCTAGATAACGCTCGCTTTAAAGCAGTAGATTGAGATAAATAATCGATAGTTGCCCCTGACTCTCGATCTTCTTCAATCTTCTTAAAAGCAACTAAGTCATTTGATCTGATCGATTGAGGATTAAATTCTGAACTGTTTAATTTCTCTTTTAATTTTTCTCTCTCTTCAATTTTCTGATCTTCTTGCATTTTATTATAAATTAAATATCTTACTGCATGAAGATTTCTACCAGCATGTTGCCTAATTTTTTCTATTGCTTCCTTTTTTTCAGTACCTATAATTTCATTAGATATTTCAGGAAATTTATGTGAACCCAAGTAATCAGCAGTAAAATATTTGTCATAAATATCTTTTCTGACCCAATGATTCTCTCTATATGAAACATACTTGGGAAATAAACTTTGTCTCGCCCACAATTCATAGACTTTTTTCCTCGCCTGTGGGTTGTCAATCTTTTTTTCACCTCTTGGAGCACTTTTGTATACAGGAGACCAACTTACTGAATAAGGTTTATTAGCTTTTATGTATTCTTGAATTCCTTTAAGAACACCATTAAATACATCTGTACCGAACCCACGATCCACATCATCAATTCTATTTCTACGAAAAAATGCAATTGATATACCAGATTCGACATTTCGAGAATCACCAGAAAACCTTACTTTATAACATGTAGGATCACCATAAGGTATTGAGCCATCACAATCATCGCCTTCGACATCAAAATAATAGGTGGCACTATCCGATTTAATATTTTGCCATTGTGCGTTTTTTGGTTGGTGTCTTTCAAGTTGTTCTTCGGTCGCAAACGCTTCGCTAAAAAAGTTCGCACCAATTGTGTATTTTTGTCTGAATTCATGAATGCTTAACATAAAACTCCATTACTCTGGTGGCAAATTTTGACCTTTTGGAGAAACACATTTAATCGCAGTAACCAATCGCACAAAACCTTTATATGGCACTTCTTTTCCAGCTAAATTATGGTCATCTGGTTCAACCGGTTTGCCGGGAACATTTCTAATATCCCAAGGTTTGTTTTCGCCACTATTTATTTTGTCACCATAAAGATGGTGACCGGGAATATGCGAAATATCCCAAGGAGGACCATCACCGTTACACCAAAGTCTTTCGTCCTTGGAAATGTATAAAACGGCATCTGCTGCTTTAGGGATGTAGTGAGATGGCGGATAATTACCTAGTCCACCATATCCCAATGGATATAAAACCGATTTTAGAGCGGTTCTTGTATTGCCTTCTTTTAGCAATATAAAATCATGAAATCCATAGGCTTTCCCCATGAAATTATATAGAAACAAAACATATAAATTGCATTACTTTCGATTAAAATCCATATTCACAATTCTGCCAAAAATGTAAAGCATCAACAAAATTCCATATGCCTGCCAAAAACTTATGGGATTTAGTACAGAAACGGCATTTACAAGTGTATTATTCCATAACAATTGAAAAAAACACGCAACAAACATAATAACCACAAAAAGGGCAAGTAAACCGACCAAAAATCGGAAAATGATATCATCTTTGTTGGTTTTTTCATCTGTCATACCACCATCTCCTTGCTTAATTGAATCGCATCTTTCATCCAACCATTTTGAACCAAAATTTTGCATTGACTACAAATTTCATAGGCTGGGAATAAGGGTTTTTGCGTCAAGATTTCGACGGGAGTCCCGCACTCTGCACAATAATGGTAAGATGGTTCTGCTGAGTGTGCGCCATTGAAATCCATTTTTCGAATCATTGAAGAGTATTTCTTCCGTTCAATAAACTGAATTAACGCTGGACGCTTCAAATCATTTGACATGGCAATCTCCTCATCAAGGAGAATAACCAAAAAACTAGTTTAAATCAAGCATAACTATGACATGGATTTCAAATCTTGGCTTTTAAACGAAAACAACATTGCATTCACCGTTTGGGCGAGTGACGGCACAATTATTGCAAATGTCAATGGGGTGCGATATAAGTACAATGTTAGCGCACATTACCATCCATCATTAAAAAAGATGGCAAAATACAAACCATTTGCAGCACTAAATCAAATAAAAAAAATTGACCCTAATCCGCAGAAATTGTGAAAATACCCCCGGTTGGGATCGAACCAACGACTGACGGTTTAGAAAACCGTTACTCTATCCACTGAGTTACGGGGGCTTTAGAAGAATTATACCAAATTTTAATACTCATTCAAACAGCTTTTTCAATAACAGCAGTCATGCTTCCTTGACAGCGTTGAATCAATGGGTCGGGGCCAAATGCATGAACCTGTTCCTGTTTAAATTCAACAACTTCAAGTGAACCAGAATAAATAATTACTCTTTTCTGAGAATTTACTTCTTTGGCTATTTGCATTCCTTTTTCTGGTGGGTAGCCAAAAATTGTTTGACACATTTGAATCACATATTTATCTGAATGATCGTCATCATCCAAAAGTACCAAATTGTACGGCGGTTGAATCTTCTTAATAGTTTTGTCTTTTGGTGAAGCAACTGGCACAACGACCTCCTTGTGTCTGACACAATGCAATATCAATTATCGTATGGCAACCAAGGTTCGTCAATAGACCTAAACTTTTCTGGCTCTTTTGTTTTAACAACAGTATATACTTTGTCGCATTTTGCTAATGGCAAGCGTTTTTGCTTTTTCCTGCTTCGGTGGTAAGATTTATATCACTTGTGGAAGATTAACAGCGTCACACATTTGAGCGATTTAGAGAACTTCCGTATTTTACGGGAACTCTTTTTTTTATTTTTTTTATGTTTATAATTTCTTGATGAAAACACAAATTCTTGCAAAATGTGTAAAAATGATGCTTAATGATTGGGGAAATGACAAAACCCGATCATTTTTTCATTATGCCTTTGCCATTAGAAAAAATCATATTATTGAGATGGGCAAAAATGATCCTCTCATGATGAATGCAAAAGCATTTCGCCTAGCGCAGAAATTTAACATAGAACATTGGAAAAAATATCCATTTCTTCATGCTGAAGCTGACTTGATGCTCAAGTTAGAAGAAAAATATTACAATAGAAAAACAACTGTTTTGAGTATGAAAATAAATCGGCATGGCCAATTTCGTCTGGCCAAGCCGTGTTACAAATGCGAAATTGCACTTTTTAAATCAAACCTTACAAATGTGGTTTGGAGTTTGAATGACGAAAATAATTTATCAATTCCCATGCTGGATGGATATGAAAAGAATCAATTAAAATTAGTCAATACGAAATTGATCTAACTCATCATTATCTAAAACATACGCCTTTATTGTTTTCATATTCAAAGAATTTGCTTTCCACAATCTGTGAACGCCGTCAGCAATAAATAATCCATCTGGATATTTGACTACTATTATTGGATATTTCAAATCTGTCTGATTGGCTCTTTCTATAAATTCTGGATGTCCCGGTAGTTCTGATCCAGTTTCATATGGAGATGGCTCTAAATTATGCAATAGTGGTTCCAAAGGAAGTTGCTCTAATTTTTTATTTTCTTTGGCATAACTTACTATTTTTGGAACAGAATAAGTTCCTTTATTGTCGCCAAATGTTTGATCTTCCATTTTGTACGATTCAAGAAATTGCTTAAATGTAATCAATTGAAACCTCTCAGGTGTCGGCAAATTTGCCGACACAATTGCTGGCTATCTGTTAACAGCAAGCCAAGGATTTGCACTCATTACCGCAAAAGAACGGCAAATGTGATAATTATTTAGAGCAATGCACACGCCGCCTATTCCGACAAAATTTCCTGACGGCACGAATCCGTCTAGCGGCACCCTGCAAATCAATGTGTTATTCATTAACACATGAAGATAACTTTCGTCATTCGCAACATATTCATGGATAATTTCCCACAACCTATAAGTTTGATTGTCTAAAGTGTCATTTGTGTAAAAAACATCTTGCTGCAAAACGCCGTTTTTATAAACTTTTACAGTATCATCATTATACTCATCAATATATACAGCAATTCCACCAGATGCTTCATCAGAAGTAGTTTCTTCGGTTGTGCCTAAGTAGATTGTAATGCCGTCAGCGCCATTTCCTTCGCCCGAGTAGGTCGTTGTGCGAATATAAATGTTTTTGGTCAGGTCATAATTCTTTTCCCAATATAAATGACCATCTGTGTTATTGCTATGGGGCGTCAAAATAACACCAGCGTTAACGCTATCGTAATAGGCATCGCCACTCATTGTCCCGTCAACAACGCTTGGATCGCCCTTATCAGCGCACCAATCAATTTGAGTATCTCTAAGATTGATTGATCCTAATGAATTATTATGTATCAATTCAGCCTGAGCAGCAACCTGATGATTGGCAAAGCCTTTCGCAAGTAACTCAACGGCTTTGTCGAAATCCATTTTTTTATTGAATTTTAATGTCGTAGTCAAACCATCAGCACTTACACCAAAAGTTCTATTATAGACATTGACATCATTCAATATTTTCTTAAAATTTGCCAATAATTCAGTTGAAACATCTAAAGTTAACATCATACTCCTTAAGATTGCAACATTGATTCGAGCAAATGCAGCCAGCCGCCATCCTCTTCACCCAAAGGCGCTGCATCATACCAATCCCATCCCATCACATAAATTATGCCTGAACCGTATGAAATCTTAGTTACCACGGATTGATTTGTACCACTACCTTCATAAATTACCACAGAATCTGCCGGTAAAGTTGAAGTATCAAGTGAACTGGTGGCACTCAGACTCGGGAGTGTGCTGCTTTCAGATGGGAAAAGCGCAGAACCATCAACTGTAATGTCTATAGGTTCAGTTGCTCCTCCTTCTCCACCTCCGATTATACTGAAACTAAATACATCGTTCAAAAATGGAACCAAGTCGCCAGAACTAGGACAAAACATAATAAGCTTGCCACCAGAACCTACAAAATCACCAATTACACTTTTAGCAACAGAACTCATGTCTGGGAGAATTTCTCCTCTTTCTAATTCAGGGATTAAAATATAACCTGCTGATCCTACAATAGAAACCCATTCAGATTCACTAATATCTGTAAATGTTTGATAGGTAATACTGTTGTCATCAAGAAGAGCAATTAAGTTATTTGCTTCATGACCGCTGTTTCCACCGGGATCAAGAACATAATCGACATATTTGTCGTTTATTAAAATAAAAATTTGGTCTTTTTTCTTTTTGATATGTGGAACATAAACACTCTTCCACGGCTCGTCGCTCTTGATCGACATTGATCTGATGTAAATAGAACTTCCCGAGTAACCATGTGCTCCGACAAAAGGATATGTGTCAAAACCGCCACCGACATTGACTTTGCACATATGTTTGCCGTTCAACAGAACAGTCACATACTGCACATCGTCAGTTAAATATTCGTATATAACCTCTGCCGTCCTCCAAACATCATCATCGATATTATCACCGGTAAAGTAATTATCTGATTGATATTCTGATGTTTCAACGGTGCAGTAATAGCCTAATGCCGTGGTAAAATAAACAGAAACTCCGCAGATGTAAAACACGACTGCGTATTCTCCAGTCGATGGCCCGTACTTGAATGTTGATTTAAGGTGTATACTTTTACTAAGGTCATATTCTCTATACCATCCTACCTCTCCCTCTCCAGTTGGGCCATCGTTGAGATTCACGCCATTGTTGCTGTCAATAAATGCAGCATCAGTATAATAAACATCTTCTATATCCCAAGGCGCACCATCCGCTGCGTCCCAAAGCACATCCTTATCGCCGATGTTTATGTGAACCAAAGGATCACGACTTTTTTTGCCGCTGCGATGGCCTCGTCTTCCTTGTGCTTCTACTGAATTGTTATTATTGCTCATTTTATATTTCCTTTATTTCCTATTCATGGTCAACCAAGGAGTTGCGCTTTTGACTCTAAAGGATTTGCATAAATGATCGTTGCTTTGAGCGCCACACCATGCGCTTACTCCCACATAATTTCCAGCGGAAGAAACCCAAGAGCCAACATTCACTCGACACATAAAAACATTCTCGATCAGAACCGTAACATATGCGTTTGAATCATCAACATACTCATACACTACCGTGTAGTTTCTCCACCTGTAGTCATCCAAAACTACCGTCGAATCAAAATCTATGTCTTGTTGATTCCCATCCTTATAGACTTTGATAATATCGCCGTTATATTCATCAAAAAATACAGCTATGCCGTTTGATTCTGTGGTGTTAAGTGTTTTTTGGGCTGTTGAACCAAAATAAATTACAATTCCGTCTGCTCCACCTTCGCCAGCAGAGAATGCACCTTCTAGAATTAAATTCTTAGTGTAGTCAAAATTTTTATCCCAAAACATATAACCGGATGTGTCGTTTGTAGATTCTGTAAGATACACACCTTCATAAACATTTGAATAATATGCTGTAAAATTTATTCCATCGAATATTGCATTAGCAACTGCTGAAGGATCGCCCATGCTGCTGTCCCAATAAATTGGATCATCACCGATATTTTGATTGGCCAAAGGATTTGCATGAATTAAATCAACTTGTGCTTCTACTTGGTTTTCCATAAACATTCCTTTGTGCATATTTACTGTTTGCACCTTAAAAAGACCCATCTCGACCAGCATGTGTTAGCCTAAGCGTCTACAATTTCAGCAACCGTCATCCGAGACTGCGCTGGTTGTCATTGATGGCATCGAAGCACGAATGCTCTACAATATCTATCATTGAAAACATAAATAATTAAACAAAGGAGTCAAATGTTTAAACCGGGACCATTATACCAAATCAGAAAAGAAATTACTGCCAAACTCAAGGATTTTCCATTAGAAACAGGCGATATTGTCTATAACGCAGCAGATGTCGCAGGCCCATTTAATATTCCATTCAGTAAACTTATTCAATTTTTTACCAAATCGCCATATTCACACGGAACCGTTATCCTTGTTGAAGACGGGGAAACATATGCAATTGATGTTTCAGATTGGGGGACGAGAAAACTTAGAATTGTTGATTGGTTTGACAATTGGTACATGACAGATTTTTGTGTTTATAGATTGAAAAATAAAACAAAACAGGATGAGAATTGTTTGGAAAAAAGTATAAGACAATTTTTAGAAGATGATCCAAGTTACGATTTTAATTTCAACGATCCAAAGGCGTTTTATTGTACAGAATCAGTTAAAACAATTTATCTTAATTGCGGACTTGATCTTGGCGGGGCTTATATTTTGAAGGACATTGTTCCTTGGTGGTTTTATTACATGATTCTTGTTGGTAATTTTTTTACTTCAAGATTTACTGGTTCTAGTTTACCAACTGACATACCAATCAACATAGTTGGCAATTCACAAAAAGGCATGATGGCAAGTAAATTGACAGAAAGAGTATTTGAATTTAAATATTAAAAAAAAATGGCAACAATTTCTTGCTGCCCCATAAGTTAATTTATTTAAATATTAGTAACGGTTGCAGGCGTACCACATACCGTTTGATCCTTTGCAAACTCCTTGATCTTGAATGTTGAATTTGCCGTAGTAGCAGCAATTCCTGATAGCTTGATCAGGAGTACTGCCCATACCCACACCCTCATACTTGTATGGGTTTCCACCGAAATGACCGATACGACCAATCGATGCCATATGGTTTGCTACGGCTTGTGCTGAACCAAGGAAAACTGAAGCAACTGGACCACGATTCCCGTTGTTGTTGGAAGTGGTTTTCCTTCCAAAAATTCCAAAAGGACCAGCCTCGGAAACGGAAGCCACACCGAAAGCCAAAACCAAAGCAAGAAACATCCTGTTCATCGAATTGCATCCTTAACTGAAACAAGTGACGCACCTTGTTTCAAACAAACTACAAACTCTTGCGTCAGAGTGATCCATTAGTCTTGAATCTTGAGATCATGGATACCATGATTTTTATTGAGCCAATTCAACACATACTGACACCAATTTTCATAAGCCTTAACCTTACTGTTTTCACTTTCCTTGATAACAGCAGGGTTAAATTTGTCTTCTGGCAAACCATTCTGATACCAGTCTTTTTCAATAAGATCAGCATCAATATGACAAAGCTTGCCAAATCTTTCCTGAATTGCATCAATAACTGATGGTACAAAATCCTCATGGTAAGGACCATACAATGCAACGATATCAGAACTTGATTTCTGCATCGTGCTAGACAACCAACTCATCACAGCAAAACTAGCTGTAGGAGCAGTAAATTTATTCTTACCGATTTTAAACATAAGACCATTCATTAGTTCCACCCCGCTCGACCTTTCTTAAACAGAGATTGCATCCGACCTTGAGAATGAGATTTTGAAAAATCCAACTTTTCCCACTCACTCAGAGACACAGGATTTGTACCACGCTGGATTTCACTTATAAAATGAATTTCCTCAATTGGATTACAATATTGAACCATAAGTACTTCTCTGCGTTGAGGATGCGATTGCAATGAATCATACTCACGCATGATCTTGTCAATGTTTTCATCTTGTTTTTCCTTAAGCATCCATGCTTCAATTACCAAAATGTATTCGGTCAACTTTCCTTGGGATATAAAACTCAATAACTTGTCAACAAACATTTGCTTATGTTTCTTCAAATCAAAATTGAGAGCAATAAATTTTTTCTCGCCCTCAAATACACCTAAAAGGACAGGTTCCAAAACCCCATCAGCATAAAAATTAACGACAGCAGTATCTAGAATTGTTTGGATATCGTCTTTTAACAAGTAAGACATTTCAATCTCCCTTAGCGTTATTAAACCGGGACTTAATCTTCCCAAAGTACCTTTGCATTCTATTGTGAATCGTAACCCTTGTTACACGGAGAACCTCAGCTATGAGATTTATTTGTTTTCCATTGATATAATGTTCTATTACTATCTGCCTGTCTTCTCTGTCTTGTGGCGTATCTTCATCTATATCTTTTAGAACTAATGGTAAGATGTCTTTAATACTGTCTTGTTGATTTGGTTCGGCAATATTCACCCACTCGTTTTTACTTAAACTAGAAAATTTAGCTGATCGTTTAAGCCGTTTTTGTGAACGAATGGACTTGAAAAAACGATTCATCATAAAACGCCAAGCAAAACGACTAAAATCACCACGATCTGATTTATATGAACGAGCAGCACGAATCAGTTCTTCACAAGCAATTGAATAAATTTCCGTGTCCTTTATTGCCTCAAAACTATTCTTTGGCCTGTATTTGAAGGCAAACTTTAATGCCAAATCCAAATAGTCTTCTGGGTTTATAACGACATCGTTTTTTTCTAATGTTTCAATCATTTTTTTACTCTGGTGACCTTACACCAGATTGTAGTCAAGAAAATTATGATTGTAAATCAGAAAATAGATTTAATTTTTCGAGTTTGCCATAAACCTATTTTTGGTTGCATATAGCGACGAATATCTGCCATGCTCCACGGAGTGCCAAAAGGAACGCCTTTTCGCACATTATCTACGCCAACATCAAGAGTTAAATTGATACCTTTTAAAGAAGCGCAAACATCAAGCAATTCTTTTTTTATGTCATCATTAAAATTTAGATTGTATTTGGCAAATACGGAAGAAAATCCCTCGGCAAGAATTTTATTGTCATATGGCATAAGTTTACCGTTATCTTCTGGATGATATAAATTATGTACATGACCATATAACATCCACGCCCCATTTGAAGCGTGTTCCCATGATCGGCAAGGATAATGACTGGTAAAAACTTCTTGACCATCAATTTTAAATAAATAATTTTCGTAAGATGCAGTAAAGACTCCTTCGCAAGCTTTTTTATTGTCATGATTGCCGAAAATCAAATAAACATTCTTACAAACAATATTTTTTCTATATGACCTTATGATTTTTGGATCACGGCTTAAACAAAAGTCGCCTATTATGACTAAATTATCATCGTATTCCACCACCGAGTTAATGCTATCAATAATTCTTTGATCCATTTGCACAACGGCAGAATTATCAATTTTAATTTCCCTAATATCGATTAGACCTTTTTCAGCCCATTCATGCATTTGCAACTGTTCATCATTAAGAAAAGGTCTTTTACAATATTTAATAATATTGGCATGACCAAAATGTGTGTCGGCAAGAAAATGCCACATTGTAAAGTCCTTAACACCAAACAGAGTCAAGACCAACTATATTTGTAGACTTTTTAAAACCATCAGGCAATACTAATCTTGTTCGTAGTTCTTGCATATCAAGTTTTGAGAACTCTTCCTTCCAACCATGTTTGATTACTGTTGTTCCGCCAACTATTGGTGGAATACCTGTGTATTTTGTGAATCCAAACATGAATCGAAATACTGCCATTTTTGTTTCGTTGATATATGTTGTTTCTTTGTACTTTTCATCAAAAATTGCTTCATCAAAATTATCAATTGTGCTATCATAATTTTGACCACATCTAATTATGAGTGTAAGTAGAGATCGTCTAAAGAAGCATTCACGCCAAAAACGGCTCACCTTGATGAATAAAACATGAGGACTATTAGTGAAAGAATACTCAGAATTATCAAATTTATAATCATCGTGACTTATTTTTATTACCGATTCAAATTTATGAATAAGATTTGCTATATCATAACCTTTATTTTCTCTGTGGCTGAAGAAGAAGCCTTCAGTAGTTTCAAAAAATTTAGCCGCAAATTGTTCACGACAAGTATCCCAATGCGACACTCTGCCAGATTCTGAGTCCAATGCAAAGTTGCCAGAATTGGGGGTACAATATGGAAGGTAAATATTGCGGGTTTCGTTGAATTTAGCCAGCATGGCACACCCCGCTAAATCCGTGAAATTAAAACATTACATCCTGTTTCAAGATTATCATCTTCAATTATTTTAAATTGCACATCACATTGTATTGCTTGTTTCTTTTGTTTTCTATAAACATTTAGCGAACATAAAGGAGGTAGTTTTGGCACAAGCAAGGCTTTATATACTGACCCTTTACCTCTCCAAGCGCAAGTCAATTTTATCATTGACTTTTCGCTTTTTGAGTTTGCAAACAAAATATGACCACCATCATATTTGCCATAAGGCTGTTCCGAAACATATTGTATACTTGTGCTGTTGTATCTAAATCTAAAAAAATGTTCATAAAAGAAGCCGCTATAAATCTTTGGTTGTCTTACAACATATTGTAATTGCTCAACACAAAGGTTTAAACCGCTTGAGAATGATGACCATCGCATATTATGGTCATTAGTGTAAAAAACCACATCCATAATTTGATTTGGTTCCAAATTGCAACTTATATGCAAAGGATTTATGATCCTTAGTATGTCATCATTTGTACTTTGCGAGACAACACAAAGAGACGCAGAATGAATATCTTTGCCATTGTAAAGATTTATTGCGCCTAAGAACAAAGTGTTTTCATCAAAATCAATTTTTTCTGATTCTTGAATAATAGTTGCCATCCAACCAGTTGTAATTTGGCTTACTTCGGCAACTGCCAGATAATGTCCTGCGATGTCTAATCTATAGTCTTGAAATTCTTCCTTGTCAAAAATAACATTTAACTTTTGTCCAGACAAAAGTCTTACGAGAGAGTGTTTTTGACTTGGGTTTTTTATCCTAACTGGAGAATAGGTTTTTTGCATTTTTGCTCAACTAAATTTACCAACCATCTTGCATGATTATTTACTCTTGAAAAAACATCTTGCTTCCAACAACGAACTACAACAGAATTAACCACTTGTAATTTTCGTAATAATTCTTGACAAAATCCCCATCTTTTTTCAAGGTCGTTATCCTTATCTAAGCTTTCAAACAGAAAATATTTTATTTCTCCATTTTGCCTATTAAACCAACTATCATATGCAAGAACAAACATTTCCCATCCAATCAAAGCGATTTCGATATAATCTTTAAATGTCCTTACACCGTTAAGATATTCAGGCGCATGATTCAACATGAATCTTTCATATTCATGCCATCTCAATTGTGCTATTGAAAAAGTAGAAAATATCGTATCATTTAAATAACCATCATGTACCGGATAAGCCAAAGAGACTAGATACTGCCCCGGATGATGGTCGCTATGGTCCCACCTAATTTGAAAAAAGGCATATTTAGGCATTTTGTTTACAATATTTTGTTTTATCAAATTTTGCCAACATGCCAAGGAATCGATTCCCAACAGCAAGGTTGCACTTGAACAATGATGTGCTAAAGGCACATCTTGAATGTTATGCCTTTTTAAATATTCTTCGTATAAACGCATAATTTACTTCTGCTTGAGTTCATCAAAAAATTCTTCGTTTTGAAAAAAATTCTCAACTGTTATCCAACGACTTTCCTTTTCGCACCACACCAATGGATACTCTTGTGGGACAGTATCAAGAATATCAAAAAGCTCAGAATTACTTTTTGCTTTTTCCACAGATCGATGAAAAAGCAACGGATGCAAAAATGAGTATCTTTCTTTCAGTTTCTGGACGATGTTGCTGTCAAGCATACTAAATTGTATTCAAAAGCTTATTTGCGTCAAATTTATTTTAAATTTTTACCGGTAAAGAAACTTTTGGGTCCAGCCACATCGAACTTTAGTTTATAATATCTCCACGCAAAACAACACAATACACCACCTAAAATCGACATGAAAAAGCCTGAAAATTCAAATGGTTGATTGCCCATACTAATCAACCAATTCAAAATACCTCCAACAAACGATCCAGCCACGCCAATCAGAATCGTTGGCAAATATCCAACCGGCTCATCACCGGGATGTATGATTTTGGACAAAGTGCCAACAATCAAGCCAAATAAAACCCACCATAAAATCTCAATCATGATATAACCTCTTATTCAACCGATTGTACTTGCAAATAAAAATCAGGTGTTTTCTCATCATATATATCACCACACAAATCTTTCATGTAAGAAATATATTTTTTTTCAAATTGAGTAAACCCATCAAATCCAAAAATAAGTTTCAACACTACTTCAGGTTTATTTTTACTTTGCAATCTGAGAAATCCTTGCAACTTTGCTTCCCCAAATTCTTTACGCAGCATCAAAGCAAGACACATCGATTCACTGTCAAATGTTTTCTTGTTGTCTATGCTTTGCTTATTGTATTCTTCCTCTGTCGAAAGGAACATTTGTTCCGCATTGTGGCTAAATTGTTCTTTCTTAGCGATTTCGTTAAACAATTTTAGATTTTTCTTTACATCTTCCACATTTGAATCAAGACCCGAACATCCTTTTTTAAACCAAAATGGAAGACTGGTATTATGAACAATTTCATATTCAGACAAAGCAATTTGTGTCACCAAAGGCTCGATAGAATTTCCCAGATCGCCATCTGAAACCACCCAAACCACATTAAGTTCTTTTCTAAATTGAACTTTAGAAGCACTCAACCCAAATAGTTTTTTCAAAAGACTATAATTTGGAACACAAAACAAACGACATTCTTTACTGAATTTGACATCGGGAAATCCCCATTTCGTCAACGAAGATGATTTGAGCGATTCAATAGTTTCACCTAACTTTTTTCCTTGGGCATCATTGATGCTCAATATTGTAAAATTTTTAGTTACATATCGATTCCAAACAAGGTCTTTAAGTTCTGGGTCATCTTGTTGAACAACCTCTGTTGGAATACCCGAATCTTGTGGTAGAAAACCTGAGATCAAAAACAAACAACAAGTGAAAATTTGATTCATAAAATTCCATCTTTCATCGTTATTTAAGCTGCTGATTCATATAATTCATTTTCTAATTCAGACCATTTTTCCTTTAACACTCTTTTTGATTCAGAAATTATTTGTGAAACTCTTGATTCATTCACGCCTAAGACATTTGCAATATCACTCATCTTTTCACAATCAACATAGTATTTTTTTAATGCAACTTGACTGTTTTCTGGAAGAACAGCAATTATTTTGTAAAATAATTCATCATCTTGGTTCTGATTTTTCTCTACAAACTCATCAAAATTTTGGTCTTTTTTGTTCCAAGGGTTTTTTCTTGGCCCCCATAAAAGTTCTCTTAGGTAATCTCTTATAGCACCAAATATTTTGAATATAGCATACTGAACAAAATTGTCAGACTTTTTTACATCATAAGATTCTGCTGCCTGTACCAATCCAAAATATGCAGCAGACTCAAGATCGTCCAAAGACACATTAGATATTTTTTTCTTCCTCTGTCGAGCTATTTTTCTAGCAAGTTCTAAATTAGTCAATACAAGGTTGTGTTTTTTGGTAGTCAAGATCGTCTCCTAGAAAGTAAAAGAAAGTAGTTAATTTGTTAAAGTATATAGTGTTCAAAAATCTAAATAATCTTACCACGAAAAGTCAATTGTATCAATTCTTGACAATTTTTAATTCCGCTTATTTTAATTTTTCCTTCTTCTTTTGAAACAAGCTTGTAAGGCTTGTCTTTTGCATTTTTGGTCAAAACCTCTAGATTTGTTGGACTTACTAAATTATATGATTCAGATCGTTGTTCTTCTGGTAAACGCAATCTTTTAGACCAGCCACAACGATAACAAACTTTAGCAGCTTTATCTTTTATATTTTTATCAGTAAGATTCGCAAAAGGATTTTTATTTGGGTTCAAAGGCCAACCCAAGTCCAAATCAAGCAAGTCATTCCAACTAGAGGCAACAGAACAAATGGAAATCTGATTTTTATAAATTGGATTTACGCACGATAATAATTTCCATATTGAACAATCAGTTTGGGCAGATTCCCAATAGTAAAGCGGGTTTTTGTTTTCAACGATATCAATAGGAGCAACCAAAGTTGGAGCAAAGTCATGTTGAGAGGCTACTTCTTTTGTTTTGTAATCTAAATGATAATAAACATTTGGAGCATCTCTCGGTGGGATTCGTCCATTAGTAGAAATCATGAATTTTAAATTTGCAAATTCTTGTGTTATTATTTTCCAAATATTTTCCCACTCTGGATGAATCGTCGGCTCCCCACCAATCAAGTCTATACCATGATTCTCAGCATTTACATTAACCTTTTCTCCGTTTAGCAAGGTTGTTTCGCCTCTGTACATATATTTTTCAATATATCTAATATTTGCTCTTAATTGATCTAATGGTATGAACCAGAGCTTATCTTTCGGAAACTTACCGCATTGAGCGTAACAACCACCACACGATAAATTACAGACATTTGTGATGATAATTCCGGGCCTTGTTCTAATCAGATGTTTGACATAATTAAATGTATTTGTTATTTTTAGCATATTATAAACCAGAAATAAATCTGCCTTTTTTTAGATATAATCTTAAATTTTAAAAATTCTTGACAGGCGACCACATTTCTTCAAGCACCAATTTAGCTTCTTTCACATTCACCTGCTGAAATCCTATTGTTTTAAAATGAGCATAAAAATGCGAAGAATCTTCACGATTCTTGACAATCTTTTCGCACATCCATGATTTCATCCTATGCAAATGAGCACCAAGAATCAAAAAACTATTTTTCTTATGGCCAATTCCAAGAAAATTAAACACTTGCCTTAAATCACATTGATATAAATCATCTGGCATTTTCAAATCTTTACAAGTTTCGATGAAACTTATGAAAAGCACCACCCAACCAAAAATATCTTCCTCATTTAAACTGCCTTCTGGCCATCTCAATTCCAGAGTTTTTCTATTTGACGAATTGATTTCTATCGACCTTGCCACATTGACGAGATTGAGATTGAATCTTCTATCCGTATTTTCAAAAAGACTTAAGTTTTTAGGAACAATTCTTTGCCAAAAATCCATCGGATCATACTTGTCACCACGATTTACAGCACCATTCTTGTAAAGCACAGCAAGAAATGGGGAAAATAAAAATTTACAATATTCGTTTTGATACCTTGACAATGGCAATATCATACTCAACAACATTTCAATTTTGATCCAATAAGCCACAATCACAGCGATTTGTTCGGTTGTCAAATCAACAACTTCTGCGTGGATATGCAGCCCACAATTTTGATTAACTTTGCAACCTATTGAAGATAAATGACTTGCAATTTCCGTGACATGATTTAAATCGTCAACGCCAGAGCCTATGAAAGACGCAACCTCAACACCCTTGGGACCAAGACGACCAGATCGACCACAAGTAGCATCGTCTTTTACATGCCAATAGTTATTGTTAGATGTCAAAGCATATTTTGAACAAAAAACTTTATATTTTGACTTATTGGATATAGCAGTCTGCACCGTTTTCTTTTTTATTTCGTCGCCGATTTCAAGCTCGACTCCAAATCTACGCAAACTACTAAACTCATTATGTCGAACTGAGTTGGGCATCCTGCTCACTCCTCTTTCGGCAAAGGATAACCTACCTGTTTTGGATAGTCAAGCCTTCAGAGTTTCTTCGGTTTGGCGCAGGAGGTGCGTTATAAGAAGTGCTACTCTCTATATCAAGCAATCCAGCGTCAGCCCTCATTCTAGCAGCAAATGCATCTAATTCTTCCTCGTATTTTTGGTCCCAACTCTTTGATGAATTTTCGTTTGTATTAGGAATTACAGTATTTTGTTCTCCAAGAACATTGATTAAATCATTCATGATTTGTGAGAACCTATCATTCATCCTTACGATATAAGTCCCAACAAAATAAAATAAAGATAAATTCAACAAAACCATGAAAGCTATACAACAAATCAGAAAAAATTCCATGTTGATCTCCATCAAGTATTCAAATTGGTCGCAACAAACGATCCATTCTGTTGTACATTAGTAACAGAGTTTGGAAGAATGTATGTTAAATCTTCCCTTGGAACCGTGGTAAATACACTTGATGTAGAAATCCTTAATTTTAAATTAGGATTGGCCAACCAATATTTAGACTTAAATAAACCTATGCCATCATATAGGACTGATGTTTGTGGTGTCATAGCAGGAGTAATCGTCACAAGACCAGTCTGAGTATTCAAGCTGAATTGAAGATCGTCTCTAAAATTACGCACCGCACCACATAAATCTGTCGATGGAAAAACCACTACAATTTTTGTTTCTGAATCTTCGATGGTCAATAAACTTTTTCTTAAAATAGAAATTGCCAATTTTATTACAAAAGAATCAGTCGGCTGTGCTGCAACTTCATCAACACAAGCAAATTCAAAAGTAAATCTCCAATATTCATCAGTTTGATTATTTGATGAAATGCCTGTATAGTGTTGTTGAGACACCCAAGAAACCAAGCGATTACTGTATAGTAAAGGTAAGTATTCCGATAATGTATATCCATTTCTTTTTAAGAAACCAGAAAACAAACCTTCACTATTAAAATTATGATGAATATAAAGATTTGTTGGTAAAGCCGTGCAGAGATTACAGTTTGTCAATACCACGCCAGTTGGCGCTACAATTGCTGGCACATTTTCATTGTCTCCAAAGAAAGCTTCTTCAAGCGTCATGAAAATTTTCATCTGCATTTTTACTAGCAGAGAATTATTCCATGTAGATGTAATATTAGCCGAACCACCAAATGTTGAAGAACCACCAAGACTCACATAAACAAAATTGCTTGTGGTAGGAGTTGTGCCGCCAGCAGTAATAGCAGCTAAAGCTTCTCCACCCAAATAAGCCGTACCCGAACCACTATAGCTTAAAAAAAGTTCATTTATAAATACATCTGCTGAAATATCAATCAATGTTTCAGTTTGTATATTAAACTGTATACACTCCGAAATACCATCTAAAGGTATTTCTTCCAATACATTACAATTAGGATTTGGGTCTGGAACAGTCGGGTCAAGTGACCTGCTCCATCGTTCTACTTTACATATTTGCCAGTTATAGCCTTGTATGCCCAGTTGTTTACATAAATCAGGCACATCCCTAGCAACTATGTTTTGAACCATAAATTGCTTTTGCGGTACTTTTGCACAAGTAGGATCAGGATTGCTTATGCCAGTTGCATTGCATCCGCCTGCTTCATAATTTGGTGAATTGGCTGTAATCCCATTGTAACCAAGATTACCATTTGGATTTGTGTACGAACAACAATAAAGTATTCTATAAAAATACAAAGGCTGTTCGCCAACATCCCAAGCGAAGGATATTGATGCGCTTATTTCTCTGATTATGTCCCAAGAAAAAGATTGCGTCCAAGCAATATATGCATTACCAGAACCGCCAGTTAAAATTTCAATTCCATCTGGGAAAAACTTTTTATTTTGTGTTAAAAAAGATTCTCCCCCAGATAACACCCCGCCAGACATAATTTCACTATAAGTTGGCATAAAGGTATGTAGAATAAAAAGTAATTAGTTTGCGCTGGATAAATTGAATTTAGGATATACATTTAAAACATCACTATCTTCCAAAACTCTTGTACTAGCAAATTTTTCAGCCCATAAAACCTTGCCTGAAACAGAACCGATAATGTAATAACCGTAAATGGTATTGCCAACTGTGCCACATGTCCACGATTGAACTGCAACAGAAGATTCAGCCTTGTTGTTTGCATTTGTTGTCGGTGTAGCCCAATCAATTCGAGCAATTGTTTTCTCAGCATAATTTGAAAAATTCGCTTCAGTAAAATCAATTGCTGTAGTTGTGCCGGAAGGAGTGTAATTGTTTTGATACAATCGCATCAAATAATTTTCCGTGTCAGTTGTATTTTTCAACAACTTTTTCAATAATTCTATTTCACCCTCATCAGGTACTACTAGGGCCATGTTCGTCAGCCTCCAATTTTTCAAGAATACCAGCAATCAACGGATGTCGCACAATCGAACTCGATTTGAAACTTATGATTCCAACGCCTTTCAAACTTGAAAGTTTGTCAACAATTTTCATCAATGCTCTTTCATGCATCGGCAAATCACTCTGCATCGGATCGCCCGTAATGATAACTTTGCTGTTTTGCCCAAATCTTGTCAAAAAAAGTTTAATTTGAGCATAATTTGCATTCTGAGCTTCGTCCAAAATACAAACAGCATCGTGGAATGTTCTACCACGCATGAACTGTAGAGGCGCAATTTCAACACTTTTATTTATTGCTTCTCTTAAAGGAGAAAAAGTTCCTAAAGACCTATCCATGCAATCAAATAAAGGCAACATATAAGGATGTAATTTTTCTTCTTTCGATCCTGGTAAAAAACCCAAACTGTCCCCGCCAGCTTCTACAGTCGGTCTTGTAAGTACAATTTTTTGTTTTTTCTTGGCCAGAACTTCGCTAATTGCAAAGGCACAAGCGAGATGCGATTTCCCGCTTCCCGGAGCACCTAAAAGAAACAAAATATCATGTTGATCAAATGATCCCCAAGCCAATTTTTGTGCTGGAGACAAAAATTCCAAATGAAATGTCTGTTTTTTAACACTTGCATGTTGATTGTTCTGTGGGAGCTTTTCAGCTTTGACAGGTTTTTTGCGTGGTTTAGCCATACCTTATTTAGATTGCTTGAAATTTATTTCCACCAAATTATCAAACAATTTCATACCAAGACAGATCAGCCAGAAGCTTCGTGTTTGCAGATGTTCCCGCCATGGCAACTGTCAAAACTTCACTTGTTCCATTTAGCAATCTTCCAATTTGGAAATTAAATTGATTGATACTAGTAATATCAAGAGAGTTTTGTTTGTTAACATAACCGCCAATAATATTGGTTCCACTACCGCTTGTCAAAGAAGTAGCAGAAGTGTCATATTGAACATTTCCTTGATAATGTGTCTGCCAAGAAGCGCCAACCAAAGTTGGATTCAAAATAATTCTATATTGTATGTTTTGGTTGGCTGTCGCAATTGCATTGAGATTTGATGGCACAACAATTGAATCAAGTCTTCCAGAAGCAAGGCGAATAGAAATAACAGGATACAATTGATCTGCATTTGCCAGATTTTTCTCGTTTGTTCCTAAATCAACATTATATCTTCTACTAAATCCCTCATAGCCACCTTCTGAAATAACGCTATTACAAATTTGCTTCAAATTTCCAGAATTTGTTATTGGACCTTTGTTTGTAATTTCGGCTCTCAGAGGTAAGCAAGCAGTTGTCATGTATGTCCCACTTATTGGACTTCCTCCTGCTGGAGTATGTCTGAACACATGACATGGCACATAAGCACCATTAAGAACAAATCCAACACGAACATCTCCAACTCCAAGCCATTCAATTTCAATAAAGAAAATTAAAGAACTATTGTAATTTGAAATATTATAACCACTAGGACCATTACCATCAAGACTATCAATATTCCAACCTATTTCTCCAAGTCTTGTTGCTTTTGTTTCAACAACGCCACCGGAAATATAACTTCTTTTGACAAAATTGATTGATGTTCCATCTACCTCAAAATAAATTCCATTTTGTTCTCCAAAATAACCGATTCTCTGTCTCAAGTTATTTTGAGCAGAGGACATTGTAAATGTGCTGTAGACAAGCAAACTCTTACCGGGCTGATAAGGCATGACCCTTTTTGTTTCAGCTATTACTTGAGCACCAGATACCAAACTTGTGTTCAGGTTAACCAAACTACCGTTTATATCATAAGATGTTGAACCACCAGTTGTAGTTTGGTAGTTCCACTTATCATTGATTTGATAGCGATGTTGAGAGTCAAAAAGTGTAAAAGGATTGCTTACTCTAAGTCTTCCAAAAGCGTCAGATGTACCGGGAGCAAAACTAATTGGAACAATATTGTTTGAAAATGCTCCTGATGAAATTGAGACTGGAAGAGGGTTTGTCTGACTGATTGTACCGCTTGATGTGTAAAGAGAAGTGTTGCCAGATGAAACGCTTACTTTACCAGAAAGAATTGAAAATTGACCTGATGTAACAGAAACATTAAGATTGGTTCCTGAAGCAATATTGATATTGACTGTTCCTCCAGCGATATCAACAGGAAGTGGATTGCCTTGGCTTACTGCCCCACTAGCAGTATAAAGCGACATATTACCAGATGAAACACCAATAAGACCAGAAACAATACCTACATTTAAAGGCAGACCATTGTTTGGCAATCCGTTGGGGAAGTTGATGATAGACTGTTCCATGTTGCACCTTTTCAAAGATTGTTTGAATATATTTATACTTTATAATCAATATTCTATTTTGATGCAATTTTGAATAGATATGTTCTGAGGAGAAACAGGGATGAATTTTAAAACTTTTTTAGAATCTGAAGAAGAAAAGAATGTACACAAACTTCTTTCTAGACTGCCGAAAGGACATCGTGCTTTACTAGATGGTTACAAGTTTAGGTATACACCGGGAAATACTTTGAATGGCGACAACCAGCACATTGGTTATATCCACAGAGACAAGATTGTCGTAGCAGCACCTTGGAATTATAGTCGAAGTTTTACCACGCTTCATGAGATAGCGCATTTGGTTTGGGAATATCTGATGACTCCAGTGCTTAAAAAAGAATGGAGCAAATTGATAAAAGAAACTAAAACTAAACAAATGGCCAAGTTTAAGAAAAAAGAACAACAGAAGGCTCTTGATCAAAATGAAGAAGAAGTTTTTTCAATGGCATACGCTGCGAACTATTCAAATCATGCACCAATAATATGGTGCAATGAAGATTGGTCAAATTTTATGAAAAAGCTTGAAAATTTAAAAGCAGAATAATTTCAGCAACAACCAGATTCGCAACACCTAACAGTCTCTGTTTTTATCCCGCACTTGTCTGGGGCAAGACAATCTGTTTTTCTTTTTGCTAATTGAAACACTAAAGTGTTGGCACAAACATCAACAGATTCAATATTATAAATGCCAATTGTCTCGCTCTCAAATTCTACAACCAGTTCCATGTCCTGTTCGTTATCAAGTAGGGTATTCAGAAGAATACCACGAAGTTTTCCAGCTTTCAATCTATGATCATAGTCATTAGCGACCCAAAGCTGGATTGATGCGTATGTTTCTTGACGAGGATTGCCACCGCAATCCTTGAACTTTTTGAAAATGGTGGCGGCTTCTGTCACATGGAAATGTAGCGGTACAAATTTTTGGTCAGGAGTTTTAAAAGCAACCCCAAAATTTTCTGCTACTGAATCGAGATTTTTAAAAAAGGAAGATACTTTCATTTTAAATCCTTATACTGGCCTTGATTGAACATCATTTAAAAGCTTTGGCAAGATAGACATGGCCTGTTCTGTCATACGCTCAAAATCAGAAATGTCCAAACTAAAAATACGATAATGATGGACAATTTGATTTTTCATAATTTGTGGTTTATGGCCCTTGTTTTGAGCCCTCATGGTCATAATAAAGGCGTTGCCTACTTGCGGCAGTTCTTCTGGCCAAGGGCCAATATCATCCCAAGTTTCCCTTGTCATCAACAAAATATATTCTTGCAAGAATTCGACTTTTTGATTTCCCATCATGTAAGACTGCGTGTCGATTCCAACGAATCCAGACTGTTGAGCTTCAGCCACATTTACTAAAAGATCAATCCAAGCAGGATTCAACACGACAAGATCGCAATGCATAAATATAAAATATTTACTATTTTTGTCCGCCGCTTGAACACCCTTGTTGCAAGCTGCCGACCAATAAAGATTTTTTTCATTTCTTACAACTTTTACTTCGCCCTCGATATCTTTAAGAAATTCTTGTGATTCCTTACCGCTACCGTTGTCAACAACAATAATCTCGTAATTGTTGTTAAAAGATGTAACAGCAATTGATTGCAAGCAAATATTCAAATATTCTGGGCGATCTTTATGCACTACAATAATCGACACATGATCATCAGTATTTTGATGCAATTTAATTGACATCTCAGGACGATCACCTTCAAGTGGATTGTGCGCTGATTCTAACATTTTAATTTCCTTTGTTGTTATTTTAACCTAGTTAATTATAATCAATCTTCAACATCAATTTCAAAAACCCCACGCTCACACACGCAATTTATGACCCCGGCAGGAGTCGTTATGCTCTCTGCATATTTTCTCGCTAATTTTTTGGATTCATCATCGGCTCGTTGTGCAGATTTGTAAGCCTTCTCAATTTTTACCACACAATATTCACCATCAACCTGTCTTGCGATGCTAACTAACGCAAATATCTTCATGAATTTATTCTCCAATTCCTGTTGATCCAAAACCGTTTTCGCCTCTTTTTGTTACTTTTTCTATAGCTTCTGTGCTTACCCAATTGATTTTCCATACAGGCTTAATGAGTAATTGTGCAATACGATCACCATGATTGATTGTGATTATGTTCTTACTTGTATTGTTCAAAATTATTTTAATTCTCCCAGTATAATCAGAATCAATCGTTCCCGGCGAATTAGTTACTTGTAAACCTTTAGTTGCCAAACCACTTCTGCCTCTAATTTGTATTTCCCATCCATCAGGAATCTCAACGCTAAAGCCAGAGTCAACAACCTCGATTTGATTAGGCATGATTAAAATTGAACGATTTCCGTGATCATTGAGAGGTATATTCGCCACAATGTCGGCAGCAGCGGCTCCAGCAGTTTTATATTGTGGAATAAATTCAGGTGAATCAGCTTTTATTTTTACGGGAATATTAAAATTCATGATTTCTTTTCCTCAAGTATTTGCGAAACTACTTTTATTCTATTTCCAATCCACCTCATAACTGGAACCGCCATGGAATTTCCCAAAGCTTTATATCTTGGTCCGTCAGGACATTTATCAATAGACTTATTGCGAAATGAAATCAATGTATAGTCATCTGGAAAACCTTGAAGTCTTTCACATTCACGAGGTGTCAAACGCCGGACTGCGTTGATTGCCTTGTGGACAGCAGCCACTTGCTGAGTTACTTCGCTACTTTGTGGACTTCTACTAGGATCATTAGAAGCTGTCAGCGTTGGAGCAACTCTGTCGCCTACTGATTCGCAAGTCACTACACACGGCTCAGTATCGCCTCGTTTTGTCTGACTTGTCAGAGTTGGTGTTTGATCCATCAAGCAAATCGTTCCTGTTTTTCTTGCCGAAGCAGCCGTGAATGCCTTGGCATATTTTACGGAATCATTGGCTAATTTCCCTGTTTCACAACTACTTCCTCCAGAGCCTGTCGCAACAACTGTGGTAATGTTTTGCCGCTTTTTTCCACCCTTCTCAGGATTCCAGAGCAGGCTTTCCCGCTCAAAAAGTACCGCTGCTGCACAACGCCAGTCTCCAAAATGTCCGACAACAAAGACTCTTCTACGCCGTTGTGGCACTCCAAAATGTTGAGCGTCGAGAATTCTGTATGCATACCCATACCCGCATTTCCCCATTTCAGACAAGAAGAGACCAAAATCTCTTCCTTGATTTGAAGTGATGACTCCCGGCACATTTTCCCAAACAATCCACTTGGGATTGTATCTTTTAACAATGTCAAAGAATTTGATTGCCAATCTACCACGCTGGTCATCCATTCCAGCTCGTTTTCCGGCAAGTGAAAATGATTGACAAGGTGTTCCCCCGACGAGAATGTCGAACTCATTTTTTATCTCCCAATTATCACATTTTGTCATGTCGCCATAGTTGGGAACATTTGGATAATGATGGGTCAAAACAGCACATGGAAAAGTTTCAATTTCTGAAAAACCCACGGGCTCCCATCCTAATGGATTCCACGCAACCGTAGCAGCTTCAATTCCAGAACAAACAGATAAATATTTCAAAATTTAGAATCCAAATTAAAATTCGTCAAAAGAAGGTGCTTTTTCAATTTCAATTGAATTGGCATCTTTTTCGACCAGTTCCTCAATGACATTATCTTCCAACTCTATAATTTCAATTCTATGTCTTTTTGAAATTTTTTCCCTAGCTTTAACTAAATGCATCTGATAATTTTTCATCCAATTTTCCAAAGCAGCTTGTGGATATACAGAAGCCATTTTTTTAAGTTCAACAACAACGGGCTTATCAAGACCCTTTTTTTCTATCCAAGCAAATACTTTTTCTAAAGTAATAGTGTTTAATTTACTTGGCTTTCTTGTATTGCCTGCTGATATTGAAAACTTCATTCCTTCTGTACTTCTTGACATTTTTCTACTCACTGTAAAGGTTTCTTTGATGCCGAGCTTATTTTTTTAACTCTGTCTTCAATTCCATCAGGAATTGATGGTTGCTGAATCAATCTTGGACGAACATTTAAAAAAATCTCTTCTTTTAAATCCTCATAGTCTATACCATCTATTTTATCATCTAAAAAATAAATCTCACCATTCATCATATCAACATGAACTTGAATGCTATAAGATTCATCATTTTCATTTGACGAAAATCCTACTGTCATCGGAATTACAAAAGAAACAGAGGAAACGCTGTATTTTCTTTGCATGGTATCACTAAATAAATGAAATCAATCTATAAGAGTAAAGATGGAAAATTTTCAAGAATATGTTACGATTTGCAATATTTTAGAAAAGTTGCCAGCATTCTGCGTTGAAAATTATTTCCCATGGGTTAAAAATTTTAACCTACCAAATTTTGATTTAGATTTACCTTGCGTAAAACGAGAGGCAAAAATACAAATACTTCAGTACAAAAAAACACCAATTTTTATGCAACTCTCAGATGGATCGAAACTATTTTTTACAATTGATGAATTTAGAAGAATTCATGGCGAACCAGAAGTTGGCAAAACCATTAGATATGAAATGATAAGATTGCCAAGCGACAATACTATTCTTCCAAGCATGATCAAATCATGCGTTATAATTTAATTTTTTCTAACTTTGTCCATATCAATTTTATCTGGGTCGATACCGGGACCATAAGGTGAAGGACTGTATTTTTGTTTCAATCTTTCAACTACGACATCGGCGACTTTGTCTATAAAAACTTTACCGCCAACCCCAAGCACCAACATGGCAAGAGTCAATCCACCGACAATCCAAATAAACTTGTTGTTTAGCTTGTTCATAATTAACCTCTTATTATTTATTGGATGAATTCATATTTTTTAACCATAGTTCTCGTTTATGGCCAATGTTGGCTTTCTCAAATTCAGATAATGAGATAAGCAAGTTTTTATATTCATCGCTTACTTGTTTAGGTGTTTCAACCTTTACTGTCACAATCAAATCACCGTCGCTAAAGGAACCTGAAGACATATGCATTCCTTTACCTTTGACTTTTAATTTAGAATGACTTTGTGTGCCGGGAGGAATCTTC